CGTAGAACCTCCTGTAGGAGTCAGCGAACCTCCGAACGAGATATGTCCTTTGGCGCCAGTGAACTCGAAACTAATGTAATCGGTATTCGCGGGAAAGACAACACCGGCGACGGTGAGAGTGGAACTGTTGACCGCAATGGCCTGGGTAGTAATGTCGGTCCACGAGCCGGACGCGTAAGCTGACAGCTTGAAAGTAAGGATCTTGCCCTTGTCGGAGTTGGTCCTCGCGTAATTGAGTTCCAGAGTGCAATTATAGGGGGCAGTACTAACGCGACATGCGAGGCATCTCCTCGGGATGGCGCCAACAAACTGCTCCTCCACTTCTACTCCGAGATGGTGCCCCTGTAGTGAACTAGGGAAACCGGCATGATCTGGGTCTGAAACCCCTCCAAAAGAGTACGGGTCAGTAGAGTTGCTGGTGTTGCCATTATAACTAACGGCGAGAGGGCGTTGCAAATTTGGCTGAGCAACTATGCCAAAATTCGCGAGATCTCCTGTATTGGTCACAGTGAGAACCAGGGGGAAGGTGGCGGATCCGGCCCTCCCTGGTAGCGGGGACGGAAACAGCAGGTCTGGCTGCCCGAGAGGATCGAGCATCTTGAGAGCATATTGATGCATGCGCCCAACATTTGGCTTATTGAGCAAAGAGTCAATTGCGACCTGCTTGGCGGGGGCTTTGAAGTTTGATTTTCGTTTTGGGTTGGATTGCTTTTGTGAAGCGGAGCTTCGACCGGGTGCTTTTGCATTTCTCGACATAGTGAGGAACCGGCCCAGTGTCGAGGCTAGCTCGCGACCTACCTTCGCGCAGACACGAAGGGCGGCCGCGCCAGCTAGTCACAGATCCCAGTCTAGGAGGCGCTCGATGATCCGAGCGGTCGTCTTCGAGCCGAACAGTCGTCCGAACTCGATAGACCTGACTTCCTCCCTCAACTCTTCAACCTCTTCGACGGACACCCCCAGGTGGTCCGCCAGTTCGTGCACGGAGCCAGGGTGTTCGACATGCCTGACTCGCGACCCTGCCGGCGTTATAGCTCCCCCGGCAAGCTTGGAGCTCCACTCTTTGTCATAGAACGGGGTGGTTCCGTCCGTCAATTCCAGAATCCGCGCCAACAGGTCGTTGGCGATAGGAACGTGTGAATTCTGGACCTCGAGGGAGAGGGCGATCCCCCGGGCCAGGCCCATTGCTTTCTCCAACTTCAATTTTTCCTTCGTCCAAAACGTGCGGTAGAGCAACCTCCCGATGCGGTTTCCAGGCGCCCTAAGATAAGGGGCGCCCTCAACGAGATAAAATCTCTGTTGGAGGAATTCCACGTCGAGCGGCGCGCGGCGATGATCAACCGCCTCCACTACCATCTTGAACCCCATCTCGGCTGACACCTGTTCCAATTCGAGGGCAGTAGTGCACCCCCTACGGTCGAATTCATAGAGGATCGAATCCACGGTCATGCTGTTCGCCACGGTGGTGTCGCCCCGCCCCGAAGGCTGGG